TGGCTGGTTCGGATCCGTCGCGTGCCCTGGTGTGGTATTTGCAGGCCCGCGGCGACAAGTTGGTGTCCCGGCAGTTTGGCCGCCGGAATCTGCCGGTCGCGTTGAACGTGTCCGAAGAGGAACGTGCGATCGATGTTGAGGAATATCGTGACGCGCTCGGGCAGGGTGTGGCTGCTTTGGCGGCGTCGATCCCGGCGATGGTGCAGCAGGGCATGGATCCTGCTGCGGCTGTGAAGCAGATCGCTACGGTGATTGAGAAGCGCGGCAAGGGCGACACGATTGAGGATGCGGTTTTGGCGGCGTTCGCCCCGGAGCCGCCTGTTGAGCAACCCGCCGGCGAAGGCGCCCCTGTTGATCCAGCCGACCCCATGAGTGCGGGTCCGGGTGGCGCGGCCGGCGGGTCCACTGGTACCGGGCTGATGCCTGGTGTCGCTCCCGGTCAGGCCGCTATGGGCCCCGGGGGTCGCCCCGATATTTTGCAGCTGATGAGTTCGCTGCGCGGCGGCGGGGCGCCTTCGTTGTCGGCTAGCGTGCAGCGGCGCATCCCGATCTGATGCCGAAGCCGGTTGAGAAGTACTGCCGCGAGTGCAAGACGGTGCAGCCGATCGGTAACTTTCAGGAGTATCGGCGCCCCGATCGTCCGTCTCCGGGCCATTCGGCTTTCTGTAAGCCTTGCCGTAATCGCCGCCGACGCGAGGACGGTCTGAGCAAGACGAAGAATGCGGAGAAGAAGCGGGCCCGCTATGCGGAGAATCCGCAGCGGGCTTTGGAGCAGAACCGCGACTGGCGGTACGGGCTTTTGCCAGGTCAGTACGACGCGATGTTGGATGATCAGGGCGGCCGTTGCGGGATCTGTGGAACGACCGATCCTGGGGCTAGGGCGTGGGCTGTTGATCACGACCACAACTGTTGCGGCCCGGGTAGGGCTTGCCAAAAGTGTGTCCGGGGGCTGCTGTGCCTTCGGTGCAACATGGGTATCGGCGCGATGCAGGACGATCCGGATGTTCTGCGGGCTGCAATCCGATACCTGGAATCTCACAAGAAAGAGGTAGTCGGACATGAGTGATTTCCCCCGGCAGGGCGGCAAGGCCCCTGCTACCCCGAAGCCCCCGATCAAGTCGGGTGTCCCGACCCAGGGTGCCCCGTCGAACCCTGGCGGTGTGTCGTGGGGTGCTGGCGGCGGAGGCACCAAGAACAACGACAAGAGCAAGGCCAAGTAGAGCGGAGGCGGGGGTCGTGGACGACGACGCGATGGCTGGGATTGGGGACGGCAGTATTGAGATTCCGGCGTATCCGTTTGTTGAGTCTGCGGCCCTCGCTGATGCTTTCGAACTTGGGGCTCAGATTGCGGAGTCGTCGGCACAGTTTTTGCGCGGCTATTCGCTGCGGCTGATGGCGGGCCACAACTATCAGGTGGAGCAGGAGGACGCTTTGGCGTCTGCTGCCGCGGCTATGGAACGCATTGTGAGGGGTGATTCGGATGGCGACTGAGCAGCCTGGTGGTCCTGGCGCGTTTGCTCGCCGCACGGATCGTCAGCCGGTGCGTCAGGTGACGGATGCCGCCTATGGGGAGCAGAAGACTTTTCGGGAGCAGCAGCAGGCGGCGCCGATGGTGAACACGAACATGCCTGCGGATGGTGCCCCGGTTGTGGTGGATCCTGCTGCGGGTGTGACGCCGTTTGGTGCGCCGTCGGAGCGGCCGGATGAGCCGATCACGGCGGGTGCCCCGTTCGGCCCCGGCCCGGGTCCGGAGGTTTTGGGGATCCCGTCGCGGGATGAGGAAGCGAAGGCCCTGTTGAAGTATTTGCCGATGATGGAGCGGCGTGCGTCGTCTCCGGATTCGTCGCCGACGTTCCGCAACATTGTGGCCTATTTGAAGGGGCTGCAAGGCTGATGGAGTTTTTCGACCGGTTGTCGCTGTATGTGAAGGCTGTGGGCGTGGAGCATGTTCACGTCGCGTGGGATTTCGCGTCGGCCGGTTTGGATGACGAGCAGCATTTTGAGCTGGCTTCGATGCTGGCTGGTGGTTTTGAGTGAACCTGTTTGAGAAGTTGATGCGGGCGCAGTCGGCCCGTCTCGGCCTGGATGACGGTTTCCAGTTCCGCGATGTGGCGGGCTGGCTGGGGCAGGGCGCTTTGCCGCCTGGTGTGGCGGATGTTGGTCAGGCTGTGGTGGAGTCGCCGCAGATCGCGCAGGCGCAGCGCGCCCTCTACACCTACGGTGTGTCTCGCCCGTTGACGACGGGGATGCTGCTGATCGACCCGAATGATGCTTCGTCGGAGTATCAGGGTGGGGCGTTGCAGCAGGCGTGGAACGCTTCGGAGTATGTGTCGCCGGGTCAGGCGATCGTCGGCGGGTTCAACGACTACATCGATGACCGGAAGCAGGCCAACCCGAAGCAGGCCCGTGACGCCGTGGATGCGGCGATCCGCGAGCGCCGCCCAGTCGGGTTCTTCGACTCTGACGGCAACTTTCGTTCCGGGTTTGAGAACAACCCGTGGGCCAATCTGGTGTCTGGCGGCTCGGACTTTTCGTTCTCTTTCCTGCTGGATCCGCTGGCTGTCGCCGGTAAGGGTGCGAAGGTTGCGAAGTCGAAGGTTCTGATCCGTGAGGTTACGGAGAAGAATGCTGGCAAGTTGGCGGCTGAGGTTGTTGAGGGCCGCGGCGGTATGGGTGCGGTCATGGACCGCATGGACAACTACCGCAACTATTCGGACTTTATGAACGATCCGTGGATTCAGCAGTCGGCGGATCCGGATGCGCTGGGCGCATCAATGTTTCTGGCCGGCGATTTGGCGGCGCTGTACGGTTCGACGCCGAAGGCGGAGCGGGCCAGGATCGCTTTGGCGGCGATGGGTGACGCGAAGGCTGCTGACGAGTTGCGTTCGTCGCGGATGATGCTTGCGGATCAGATGGATAATCTGCGTTCGCTGATGGGTCCGGGCGAGCCGATGCCTGGTTTGTTTGACGAGTATGTGAAGGCTGATGCTGCGTTGGCCCGTGCGCTTGGCCGTGCGGACAATGCTGGTGTGGTGAACTCTAAGGTCGGCTATGCGGCCGGGTCGCGGGTTTCGTCGTGGGAGACGAACCGTGGCCGTCAGGCGATGCGTAAGGGCGACATGGATCTTGGGTATCCGGCGTATCGCACGTTCAAGCGTGCCGCTGGTCTGCGCGATGTGCATGTGGTGGACCGTTTGGCGCAGTCCCGCCCGCAGGGTGTTGTGCGGTTGAAGGGGACGGGGGCGACGGACGGCTATGTGGAGTTGCAGTCGCAGCTTGCGCGGGCTAAGGGGATGGCTCCGGAGGCCCGTGAGGAACTGTTGAATCGTTGGGCGTCTGCGGCCACAACGTCGGAGCGGAAGGCTGCGGCGGAGGCGATTGATCGTGCTGCCGGCATTTCGGTGGCGATGGAGTACGGCATGTCGCAGGCTGACGCCGCCGCCTACATCGATTCGGTGGTGGCGAAGCGTGCCGGTGTGATGGATGAGGCGCAGCGCAACGGCTATCTGCTGGATGTTGATGGTGTGCTGGGTGAGCCGATGGGGTTTGTGCATGACGCGCAACTGATCGGCCAGTTGTCGGATTCGGTGCCGCTGCTTGATTTGGATCATTTGCGTCAGGTGGCGCCGTTTGCGGCGAGGGAGAATCGCCGTGCCCGCGTGTTGGCGGATGCTGGCGAGACGGGTGTTGCGGTTGCCCGCGGCACCTATGAGGGTTTGAACTGGATGGTGGACACGTTTTGGCGTCCGCTGGTGCTGATTCGTGGCGGCTATGCGCCTCGTAACATTGGTGAGGCGTGGGGCCGTATGGCGGGCCTCGGGGTGTTGACGAAGATTGCCCGGGATCAGGGCCCGGAGGGTGTGGCTAACTGGTTCCGTAACCGGGATGCTGGTGTTCGTTCGGCGTGGGCCCGCGCCTCTAAGGGTGTCGATTCTGCCGAGTATGCGGATGCGAAGGCTCGGGTTGCGAACCCGAAGATGGCGGGTAAGCGTCCGGTCGATCTTGGTGACGGGATTGTTGCTGAGGGTGCGTTGACGGGTGAGGCGATTGATGAGGCGTCGGAGGCGACGACGATTGCCCGCCAGTTGCGGCCGGGGGATGGTCCGACGGTCCAGCAGTCAACGTGGAACATTGTGAACCGGCCGCTGTCTGTTGAGGATGGGCCGAAGGCTTGGGATGACTATTGGGAATCCTACGAGCGGGTGGTGAACCGTCAGCTCGCCACCGACCCGGTTGCCCGTCAACTGTTGGAGGGGCGTTCCCGTGCCGAGGTTGCGGCATGGTTGAAGCGGTCTGAGCAGTACGGGTTGCGCCGCGAGAAGAACATGAGCAAGGCGCAGGTCGATCAGGCTGTGACTTTGCTGGCGAACCAGATCGATGACTTGGTGCCCGATTTTGTTCGGGCCGATGTGTTGGATGGTGGGCTGTCGGCGAAGCAGTACGCCCAGGTGCTTGCCGATGTGGACACGGGTGCGGTGTGGCAGGAGAAGGTGACCGCGCTGCTTGGCGGCGGCGGTTTGGATGCTTTGGATCAGGCGAAGCCGATCAAGGTGTGGCGCGGTTTCGTCAATGGTGCGTTCAAGTACATCGGGCAGAAGCCGACCGACACTCTTGTTCGTAACCCGTATTTCACGCAGCGGTATCAGGAGCGGCTTGCCCGCTACAAGGCTGTCGCGTTGCAGCAGATGCGCCCCGACCAGATCACTAGCGACATGGTGAAGGGTTGGGAAGTGCAGGCCCGTAAGGCTGCGCTCCGCGACTTGAAGAACGACATTTACACGATTGAGCGGTATTCGAATGCTGCGGCGTCGCTGCGGCTGATTTCGCCGTTCATCGCGGCAACGAACAACACGATCCGTGTGTGGTCCCGCATCATCGGGAACGATCCGTCGGTGGCGGTTCGGGCGATGCAGCTGTGGAACTCGCCGGTTCGGGCCGGTTTGGTGTACGACTCGCAGACGGGCGAGTTCGTTCCGCAGGACACGCCGGGTATCGGGTTGTCGTCAAGGTACGAAATGGCGTTGCCGATCCCTGGTGCGGCAAAGCGTTGGGCTGGTCTTCCGGAGGGCTACCGGTTGACGCCTCCGCTGGCGTCGCTGAATGTGGCGTTGCAGTCGGATCCGGCGTGGCTGCCCGGTTGGGGGCCGATGGTGACGGTTCCGTTCGCTGTGGTGGCGAACCGTGAGCCGACGAACGGTGCGGTGCAGTTCCTTGACGGTTTGATTTTTCCGCGGCAGGGATCGATTGAGGAATCGGCGGTGCCGGGTAACCCGTTCACGGCGGCGTTGCCGGCGTGGGTGCGGCAGAAGTTCAACGAGTCCGACCCGGACGGCACGACGCGGGCGCGCCTGGAAGCGATGCTTTGGGCTGAGGCGTATTCGCGGGGCGAGAACGTGTCGCCGGAGCAGATCGCGGAACGGGTGGACAAGTTTTTCTTCCTCCGCATCCTGGGTTCGGCGACGTTGCCGTTCGCCGCGCAGATCAAGGATCCCGAGGGCGAGTTTTATGTCGCCAAGTATCGGGAGTTCTTGGAGCAGGGCGAGGTTGACGGGGTGGATCCGTTTGAGAGGTTCATTCGGGAGTTCGGCCCGCAGTACACGGCTTACACGTTTTCGGTGACGGAGAACCCGACGCGGGTTTCGGCGGATGTGTGGGTGCAGCGACGGCTCGACCAGTTGGATCCGGATCTGCGGACCGCTTTGACGGATGCGAACCCGTCGCTGCTTGGCCTTGTGGTGAACAACCCGGACGGTTCGTCGGATTTCAACAGCCCGGTCTACAACTCGCAGCGTGGGGAGCCTACGTCGCTGTCGGATCCGACTCCGTTGCGGCGGACGCAGGGCGGTAAGCAGGCGGTGGATGAGACGCAGGTGCGGGCCGGTTGGTCGGCTTACATTCCTGCCCGCCGCAAGTTGGATGCGTTCATGCGGGACCGGGGGATCACGTCGCTGCGTTCGGTTCCCGGTTTGAAGGCACAGTGGGATGCGTATGTGGCCGGGTTGGAGGGCCAGTATCCGGCGTGGCGGGAGGCCCGCGCGGTCCGCGACGAGTTGAAGTATCAGCGGAACATTGAGGGTTTGGAAGTGCTGTTGGCGTCGGATGATCCGGCTGCCCGCCGCCCCGAAATGGGGACGCTGCGACGCTATCTGGATGCCAGGGCGTCGTTGAAGCAGTTTTTGGCGACACAGGCGCCGGCCCGAACGTTGACCGCTGCGGCGAATGCGCCTTTGCGGGATCAGTGGGAGGCGTATGTGTCGGGCCTGGTGTTGGACGATCCGAAGTTTGGGGACATCTATTTCCAGTTCCTCGACGGTGAGCTTTCTAGGGTGGAGGACTAAGCGGTGTCTGAGTTTGTGATCGACCCTAACTATGTGGCTGCCGCCTCCAACGACAATCCGTCGCTGTTTTGGGGCTACACGAAGACGCCGTTTTCGCTGGCGGAGATTGATGCTGGCGCACCGGCTAACGGTGGCCGGCAGACTCCGCAGTATCTGTTTGTGAAGGATGCGGATGCTTGGCTGCTAACGGTGGCGAAGAACGATCCGAAGGCGTACAACGCTGTGGTCGGTCGGATGGTGCAGTCGGGCCTGATCGGCCCGGACGCTTCCGGTTTGGACATTCAGCGTGCGTGGGGGAACGCGGTTGCTGCTTCGGCGCAAGCATCGGCCGCCGGTACCGAACTGTCGCCGTTCGACGCGATCGACCTTCTCGGCGGCGCATCCGGCGGCGCCGATGCCCCGTTCACCGGCACCCGCACTAGCACCATCAACGACACGTCCACGCAGCGGAACCGGACGAAGGACGTGGACCTGTCGTCCGCGTCGGAGGCGCGTGCGTTCCTGCTGGCCGCTGCGGAGCGGGAGTTGGGCCGCGCCGCTACCGCCGATGAGATTGCGGCGTTCCGCCGTGCGTTGAATGCGGAGGAACGAGCGAACCCGGAGGTCACCGATTCGGTGACGACGGGGCGGACAACGGGCACCCGTTCGGCAACTTTTGTGGACGGTGAGCAGACCGCATCTGCGGACAACACGAACACGACGTCTTCCACGAACCGCACCAGCACGGGCGGCATGGATCGCGGCCAGTACGCACTCGACTATGCCCGGTCCGCCGACGATTATGCGGAGTACACGGTGGCAACGAAGTTTATGGATACGTTGTTTGCGGCGTTGCAGTCGCCTGTTGATGTTGGGACGAACTGATGGCCCCGCCGCAGCAGGACCGCCTTTCCGCCTCGGAACTTGCCGAGCAGTACGGGTGGGCTCAGGCTGTTCTCAACTCTGATGCGGAACTGAATCGTCTGTTTCGGGAGGCGGTGAACGGACAGTGGTCCCCGGAGCGGTTTCAGGCCCGCCTCCGATCCACGAAGTGGTATCGCACCCATTCGGAGTCGTGGCGTCAGGCTGAGGCGCAGCGCCTCACCGACCCGAAAACGTATCAGGCGAACATCGATAACCTGATGGCGGAAATGCGGCAGCAGGCCGCCGCTATGGGCGCCCGCATGTCGGATGACAAGTTGCGGTGGCGTGCCGAACAGGCATACAAGTTGGGCTGGAATCAGCAGCAGATTCAGAAGACGCTGGGCGCCTACGTCACGGCGCAGGATGGCGTGTTGAAGGGTGCAGCCGGGCAGACGGCGCAGCAGCTCCGTGAGTTGGCGTATGCGAATGGTGTCCGCTATCAGGATTCGTGGTTCAACAAGGCGGCGCAGGCGGTGGTGTCGGGTACCCGGTCGGCTGACGATTTCGCCGCCGATATTCGGGCGCAGGCCGCATCAGCGTTTCCGGCGTTTCGGGATCAGATCAAGGCCGGTGTTGATGTGATTGAGATTGCGTCGCCGTACCGGCAGGCCATGTCGGCGCTGTTGGAGATTCCTGACGCCGACGTGGACTTGTATGACCCGAAGATCCGTCAGGCCTTGTCGTACCGGGATAAGGACGGCAACGCTCGGGCGAAGTCTTTGTGGGAGTTTGAGAACGAGGTTCGTAAGGACACTCGTTGGATGAAGACGAACAATGCGCGGGACGAGTTCATGGGGACCGCTCAGGCGGTCTTGGATGCCTGGGGGTTCCGTGGCTGACACGACGCAGGCTTGGCTTGACTACTTTCGTGGCCAAGGCATCCGGATCACGGATGAGATTCAGCAGTATTCGGAGGCTTACGGCAAGGCTGGCCGTGTCCCGCCCGCGTTGAAGGACGCGCAGGACTATCTGTCGGGCGATCAGCGGGACGCCTACCAGGCGTTGCTTTCGGTGTTCCGCGACTACGGTTTGGCTGATCTGGCGCCAGACATTTTGACGTTCGTCCGTGAGGGCTACGACGGGGCCACGATCCAGTTGATGCTGCGTGAGACGGATTCGTACAAGCAGCGGTTCCGCGGGAATGAGGCCCGTAAGAAGGCCGGCATGACGACGCTTTCCCCCGCCGAGTATGTGGCTTTGGAGCGGCAGTACGCGCAGGTGTTGTCGGCGAACGGGATGCCGAAGGGGTTTTACGACTCTACGGATGATTTCGCTGAGTGGATCGGCAACGACGTGTCGGTGCAGGAAGTGCAGTCGCGTGTGGCGTTGGCCCGCCGCGCCGTCTATGAGGCCCCGGCGGAGACGAGGACTGCGCTGCGCGAGTTTTACGGTGTCGGCGATTCGGAGATTGCTGCCTGGTTCCTTGACCCGGATAAGGCGCAGCCGGTGTTGGACCGTCGGCTGCGTGCCGCCGATGTGGCGGCCGGTGGGGCGATGGCCGGGTTTGATGTGACGAAGGATCGTGCGGAGCGTCTGGCCGACCTTGGGGTGGATGCTGCTTCGGCGAACGAGGGGTATCAGCGGATCGGCCGCCTGATGCCTGATGCCACCCGCCTGTCGGACATTTATGCCGGCACGGAGGACCGTTACGCGCTGGGCGATGCGGAGGCCGAAACGTTCGGTGATTCGTCGTCGGCTTCGGCGTCGCGGAAGCGCCGTTCGTTGGCGTCCCGTGAGCGGGCCGCGTTCTCGGGCGATTCGGGTTCTGCTGGCGCAGGTTCGCTGTCTGCCCGTAGGGGCGGCGCCCTCTAACTGCGGAAGTACGAAAGGCCCGGTTGCAGCTTCCCCTCTGCTTCCGGGCCTTTCGGCTACCCACCATGTAACACCTTGACAGTCAAGGCTGTCAAGGGGCGGTGAAGGTTCGACCCTGACGAAACCCCCATGTGGGGACGTTGGGGGATGCCGGTTCGACTCCGGCCCGCTCCACTCCTGACCAGGACCGACCGGCCCCTGGCAGCGCATCAGTCCGGTAGCGCAAGCCAACCAAACCTCCCCCTGGGTGCGGTTGTGGTGCGTGACTCATTCCGAACGCAAGGGAGTAACACCGTGAGCAACGACGACTACGACGACCTCGACTTTGATGGTGATGGCGGCATCGCTGATCTGCGTAAGGCGTACCGGAAGGCGCAGCGACAGATCAAGGAACTGACCGAACAGAACCAGACGCTCATTGAGCAGGGCCGGGGTCGCGCGGTGCGTGACGTGCTTGCAGCGAAGGGTGTCCGCAACCCGGACAAGATCGCCAAGCTGATTCCTTCGAACGTGGCCGATGAGGCTGCGGTTGGGGAGTGGCTGGACGAGTTCGCCGACGTGTTCGGTGTGACGTCCGATGGTGACGGTTCGGGGGCTTCTGATGGTGCGCCGCAGGGTGTGTCGCAGGAGGACGTGGACGCTTTCGCATCCATCAGTCAGGCCGGTGTGGGTTCCCCCGCTGAGGCGGAGGCGGACCTGATGGCGCGGATTCAGGCAGCCGATTCCCCGGAGGCTTTGGCCGCGCTTTTGAAGGGCGCCTAGCCCTCACCGGCTCCATGTGTTAGATGATCTGAAAGGAGTGGACCAGTGCCCAACACTTACACTGGTACCGCATCGATCGCTAACCAGACTGGTATCACCAACCTGGTGCAGACCGCATACGACAAGTATGTGGAGTTCGCGCTGCGTTCGGAGCCCCTGTGGCGGAGCGCGTGCGACAAGCGCCCGGTTGACGTTACCTCCCCTGGTTCGTCGGTCGTGTTCAACAAGTACTCGGACCTGTCTGCGGCCACCACGCCGCTGACGGAGAACGTGGACCCGGATGCGGTTGCGATCAGCAACACGACTCCGGTGACGGTCACGCTGAACGAGTACGGCAACGCCGTCCTCACCACGGAGAAGTTGCAGTTGGAGTCGCTGTCTGACATCGACCCTGCCGCGGCCGACATTGTGGCGTTCAACATGCGTGACACCCTCGACTCGCTGGTTGCCACGGTGGCGAACGGCGGGACGAACACGCTGACCAAGGCTGCGGGTGTCTACACCTACGGCGGCAACGTCAACACGGTGACGTCCACGACGTACATCACGTCGGCGGCGATCCGGAAGGTTGTGGCGAAGCTGCGGGCCGCGTCGGCGATGCCGATCAGCAACGGCCTGTACGCCTGCTACATCCACCCGGATGTTGCGCTGGACCTCCGTGAGGACTCGGGTGCTGCGGGTTGGCGTTCGCCGCACGAGTACAGCGGCGCCGGCTCCATTTGGAACGGTGTGCTGGGCGTGTATGAGGGTGCGTTCTTCATCGAGACGCCCCGCACGGTTTCGGCGAACGACGGCAACACGTCGGCGAAGGTTCACCGCACCATCGTTCTCGGCAAGCAGGCGCTGGCTGAGGCGGTTGCCCGTGAGCCTGGTGTCGTTGTGGGTCCGGTGACGGACAAGCTGATGCGGTTCCGCCCGCTGGGTTGGAAGTCGCTGATCGGCTGGGCTCGTTTCCGTGAAGAGGCGCTGTGGCGCATCCACACGTCGGCTTCTCAGTGATGCCGACTCTCTGATTCACCGCTACCGGTGGATGGCTCTCACCCCACGGTTCTACTCCGGCCGTGGGGTGGGGGCGAGGTTCCGGTGGCCCCCCTCCTGGTTTGTTTCGATTGAAAGGTTAGGCGGATGCCCGCTTCGTACCCTGGCTCTCTCCCGTCGCTGACTCGGCCTTCGTCGGGGCAGTCTGCGAATGATGGTTCGGCGACTGATGCGACGGTGGTGGTTGACGCTATCTCGGATGAGGTTGAGGCGATTGCTGCCGAACTTGGCACTAATCCGTCTGCTGGTGAGGCGACGGTTGCTGCTCGTTTGACGGCTGCTGAGGCGGCGACGTCGGCGCACCTTGCGGACATGTCGGATGCGCATGATGCGTCGGCGATCAGTGTGGATGCGTCGGGGTTCAATGGGAATCTGGCGCCGACTGATGACACTGTGCAGAAGGTGGCGCAGAAGGTCGATGATCTGGCGGTCGGCGGCGGCGGCGCCCCGTCTGGTGCTGCCGGTGGTTCGCTTTCGGGGACGTATCCGAATCCGGGTATTGCTACGGATGCTGTGGGTTCGGCGCAGATCGCGGCGAACGCGGTGGGTGCTTCGGAGTTGGCCGACAACGCCGTGGACACCGCCGCTATCGCGGACGGGGCTGTGACGTCGGTGAAGATCGCTGACGGCGCGATCGTTGATGCGGACGTGAACGCTTCGGCGGCTATTGCTCAGTCGAAGATCGCCAACCTTGTCAGCGATCTTGCGGGCAAGGCGGCGTCGGGCCATTCCCACACCTATCCGTATTCGGGTTCGGAGACGTTCGGTGTGTCGGGGGCGGTGACGACGCGGACGGGGGCGCAGCGCATCTACAACGATTCGGGGCGGACCCGAACGATTGTGTCGGTGCGCGCTTCGGTCGGGACGGCACCTACGGGCACGTCGCTGATTGTGGACGTGAACAAGGACGGCACCACCATCTTCGGTACTCAGTCGGCTCGCCCGACGATCGCGGTGTCCACGAACACGAACAAGTCG